CGTACTTCTTCATTACTGATGTTCCTAACGGAATGAAGTATTTTGAAAGAACACCTATTAGAACAGCTATGGAAGGTGATTTTGATACTGGAAACGTAAGATACAAAGCTAGAGAAAGATACAGATTCGGTGTATCTGACTATAGAGGTATCTTCGGATCTTCAGGAGCAAGTTAATCGTAATTTTTTGTGGCGGGACATAGTCTCGCCACAATTCTATGAAAGAAAGAATAATGGTAAAATTTCTAGTAAATATCTGGGCGTATGATCATTACGCTAAATTTAATGTTGTAGCTGATGATAACCCAGCCTCACTAGAACAGGCTATACTTGACAAGTTGGGAGAAAAAAGTATAGTTTGGGAAAATCTTGGAAACTCTTATAGTGACAAGATAAATAGAATAACCTATGAGGAGGTTATCGATGGAAAAAATGATGCAACACTTAAACGACCTTTACAAGCAAAAGAGGGGTCTGGACTTACAGTGGGAGCAAGAGCATCTTAAAGAGGGTAGATATACTCTCAATATGGTTAAGATAGATCGAAAAGTTCGAGATGTTTTAAGTCATATTAAGATGGCAGAAGCGCAAAGAGAACACATGCGTAATAAAGTTGAAGACTCTGCTCCGCAAGTTTCCGTAGCTACTTAATCAAAAAGCTACATCGTTGGAAAAATCCACTCCACACTGCAGGATCTCTTGCACTCTACTCAAAACTAGTGTATAAAAAAACCACTGTATAATTTAATTAGTTTACATAGACGCGTACAGTCGACGGCCTAGAGACTATGTAGACGGAAACTAGGAGAATAATACTATGGCAAATACTACGTTTTCAGGACCGGTCATTTCTAAAAATGGCTTTATAGGTACTGGACCAGGTTCAACTGTTGCTTTAACAGCTAATACTTCATTAACTGTAAATGCTCACGCAGGAAGAATCTTATTAACACAAGACGCGGATGGTATCTTTACTTTACCATCAATCAATGCAAATGCTAATGGAGCAAGTGCAGGTGAGACAGACTACAACAATCTAAATAACATTGGTGCAAGTTTTTACTTTTATGTAGACTTAACTGCAACTGATGTTCAAATCGTAACTGACGGAACTGACAAGTTCACAGGTGCAGCTATGATCGCAGTGGATGATGGAGCTAAAAAAGCTTTCTTCCCTGCTGCATCTAATGATGTTCTTTCTATGAATGGAACAACTACAGGTGGGATCGTTGGATCTGTAATTCAAGTTACAGCGTTAGAAACTGCTCAATACTTGGTACACAATACTTTGATTTTAGGATCAGGAACTATTGTTACACCATTTAGCGATACGTAATAAATAATTAGTGTGGGGCTTCGGCCCCACATATAAATTTTAAGGAGAAAAATTATGTCAACATTCGGATCAGCAATTGATGGAGTTGCAACTAACGTAACTACTGAAACTAAAACTGTTCAGACTGGAAGAACTAGAGTATATGGAGTTCATATATCTGGTCCTAACGCAGCTGGAGTTTTAGAGCTTAAAGATGGTGGAGCAAGTGGAACATCAAAAGTAAAATTAGATAAAGGTGCTCATATTCATGATATGACAATTAATTTTCCTGTACCAATTTTATTTAAAACAGATGTTTACTCTGCATTTACTACTGAGCAGATTAAAGCTATAACTGTTTTTCATAGCGGCGGAAGTAATTAGTAGGAGAATAAATGGCTTTCTCAGGAACAGCTACATTCGAGAAAAACTTCTCGATCGATGAAATTATAACTGAGGCCTTTGAAAGATTAGGTTTCTTTGATTACTCTGGTAATGATTTAAGATCAGCTAGAAGATCATTAAACATAATGCTTCAAGAGTGGGACAATAGAGGTATTCATTTTTGGCAAGTTAGAGAACATGCTTTTAGTTTAATTAATGGTCAGAATGAATATGTAATATATAGATCACCAAGCGATGGATCTTCTAATGGTATTACAGCTACTTTAGCTAGCGCAATAAATACTACAGACACAACTATTCCACTTGAATCTGTTAACCAGATGCCTGAATCTGGAAAAATAAAAATTAATAATGAAATTATTTCTTACACAGGAATATCAACTTTAAGTTTAACAGGGGCTGTAAGAGGTGTGGATGATACTACTGCAGCTACTCACGCAGTAAATGACACTGTTACAAATTTTGTAAACATGGCTTCAGATATGTTAGAAGCTAGTTACAGAACTTCTTTAAATGTAGACTCACCTTTATCAAAAGTTAATAGATCACAATATTCAGCTTTCTCAAATAAATCAGCAACAGGTCAACCTTCTCAATATTGGGTTCAAAGGTTTATAGATAGAGTATCAATAACTTTATATTTAACTCCAGGTACAAACCAAGTTGGAGATTTTATATATTTTTATTACCTACAAAGATTACAAGATGCAGGTAAATATACAAACGAAGCAGATGTAGTTAATAGATTTGTACCTTGTATGTGTGCCGGTTTAGCTTATTATATGTCACAAAAGAAAGCACCTCAAAGAACTCAAGAGATGAAGTTACTTTATGAAGATGAATTAATGAGAGCATTAGAAGAAGATGGTTCATCTGCAAGTGTTTATATTTCACCTAAAACTTATTATCCGGAGATCTAATGGCGAAGTTTGCAAAAGGGAAACACGCTTTAGCAATTTCTGATCGAAGTGGTTTAGCTTTTCCTTGGAGAGAAATGGTTACTGAATGGAATGGTCAGTTTGTACATTACTCAGAGTATGAACGTAAGCAACCACAATTAGAACCAAGTCCTTTTGTATCGGACCCACAAGGTTTAGAAAAAGCAAGACCTCAAGTTGCACCTATAGCTACTCCAGATTTATTACCAGAAAATCCAATTAGTCAAACAAACCTTTCTGTTGTTGGTGCAGCTTATGTTGTTAACCAACCTAATAGTGGAATACTAGTAGGAGACGTTGTAAGATTAATGAGTATTCAAACTGATTTATTAGCTGCAGGTGGTTCGACTGGAACAAAAAAAACTATAGAAATGGAAACACTATTAAATACAAGTATAAGTTCTACAGATACTTCTTTAATCGTAAATGATGATCTTCCATTTTATACAAATGGTGGTTATATCGTTATTCAAAAAATTAATCCTGACACAGGATTTTTTGATAATGAAGTTATTCAGTACACAAGTTATAATTCTGGTTCAAGAACATTATCAGGTTTGGTTAGAGGAACTAATGCACCATTTAGAGGAGTAACTCCTGTTAAAACTAATGCAAGTTCTCATTCAAGTGGAGCAAAAATATGTGGTGCAAGATTAGTACATTCTTTAAATGAAACAACACAATCTCAAGCGGGTCAACCTTCAACAATAACTGTTGCTAATAGTTACAATTTAAAGGATAATGACTCAGGTAACTTATTTGTTTCACCAGTTGGAGCAGGAGGGGGCTTGAATTGTTTGGCAGGTCCTGTTAATAATAACTTTAACGCATATATAGCAGCTACATATTAATTATGACATACACAGAATTATTACAAAAAATTAAAGATTACACAGAAGTTGATTCAAATGTTTTTACATCGACTATTTTAGATGGAATTATTGAAAATGCAGAATTTAGAATTCTTAGAGATATTGATTCTGATAGTAATAGAAGATACGACACAGCTAATTTAATTACTTCAGATAGATTTATTAATAGACCAGCAGGTTTATTAATTGTGAGATCTGCACAGATAGTTGATTCTCAAGGAAGTTCTCAACCTAACAATAGAGAATTTTTACAATACAGAGATACTAGTTTTATGTCTGAATTTAATCCAACGGAAAGCACAGGGGTTCCAAAATATTACAGTTTATGGGACGAAGAAAAGATTGTAGTTGCACCTACACCTGATGCTACTTACACAATTCAATTAAATTATATCTTGAAAGATCCCGGATTATCTAGTACAAATACTACAACATATATAAGTCTAAATTTTCCCAACGGACTACTATATGCATGCCTAGTCGAGGCCTATGGATTTTTAAAAGGCCCACAAGACCTCTTGCAATTATACGAAGGAAAGTATAAACAAGTGGTAGAAGGCTTCTCAATAGAACAAATGGGAAGAAGAAGACGAGACGAATATCAAAGTGGTGTTCCTCGAATAGGAAAATAAGGAGATATATTATGGCTATAACACAAGCGATCGCAAATGCTTTCAAAAAACAATTACTAGAAGGTGATGCAAGTTTTAAATCATCTGGTGGTGATGTTTTTAAACTAGCTCTTTACACTTCTTCAGCAACTCTAAACTCATCAACTACTGCATTTACAACTTCTAATGAAGTTGCGAATACAGGAACTTACGCTTCAGGTGGAGATAAACTAACAGGTCAAAATACATCAATTGCTTCAGGCGTTGCAATTGTTGATTTTGCAGATTTATCTTTTACAGGTGTAACGTTGACTGCTAGAGGAGCTATGATCTACAACACATCTTCAGCAGTTACTAATGCTACAGTTTGTGTTTTAGATTTTGGAGGAAATAAGACAGCTACTTCGGGAACTTTTACAATTCAGTTTCCAGCATTTACTACAGCAGCAGCTATATTAAGAATTTCTGGGTAATAGGAGAACTAAATGGCTTTAGTGATAAATGATAGAGTTAAAGAAACTTCTACCACTACTGGTACAGGTACGCTTTCTCTTGCAGGAGCAGTAACAGGTTTTGAAACTTTTTCATCAGCGATTGGAAATGGTAATACAACTTACTATGCAATCGTAAATAGTAATGGAGAGTTTGAAGTTGGATTAGGAACAGTATCAGCCGCAGCTTTGGCTAGGACTACTGTTATCTCATCATCTAATAGTGATTCAGCAGTAAACTTTTCAGCTGGAACTAAAGATGTTTTTGTAACTTTACCCGCATCAAAAGCAGTTATAGAAGATGCAAGTAGTAATGTTACACTTCCAGCAGATTTATCTGTTGGAGATGATCTTACAGTTTTAGGTGGTGTTATTGACTTCAAATCTAATAGTGGATCACCAGCTGCTTTAAGAATGTATTGTGAGGTTTCAAATGCTCACTATCAAACACTACTACCACAACCACACTCAGCAGCTGCGGGAAACTCATTAAGACTTCCTGATAGTGGTGATACTGGTACACAAGATTTGGTTGCCGTAGATATTTCACAAACACTAACAAATAAAACTTTAACAAGTGCAGTTTTAAATAGCACAATAAGTGGAACTTCAATTAAAGATGAAGATAATATGGCATCTAACAGTGCTAGTCACTTAGCAACACAGCAATCAATTAAAGCATACGTAGATACAGAAGTAGCTTCAATTCCAGTTGGAGATATTACAGCTGTAACAGCGGGTACAAATTTAACAGGTGGCGGCACATCAGGTGACGTTACATTAAACTTAGCTGATGCTTCTACATCTGCTAAAGGAGCTGCATCATTTAGTTCAGATAACTTTGCTGCTAGTTCTGGCGCAATAACAATTAAAGATGCGGGAGTAGCCACAGCAGAAATTCAAGACGATGCAGTAACCCAAGCTAAGATTGGTGATGATGCAGTAGGTGCAGATCAATTAGCATCTAGTGCTGTAGTAACTGCTTCTATAGTTGCGGATGCAGTGACCCAAGCCAAAATTGCAGATGATGCAGTTGGGGCAGACCAACTTGCAGCAAGCGCTGTAGTGACCGCTTCCATTGTAGATTCAAATGTTACAACTGCTAAAGTAGCAGACAATGCAATCACACTAGCCAAAATGGCATCAGGCACAGACGGAAATATTATTTCATATGATGCTTCAGGTAATCCAGTTGCGATAGCAACAGGGAGTGCAGGACAGGTTTTAACAAGTGCAGGTGCGGGAGCAGAACCATCTTTTCAAACACCTACAGTTGGAGATATTACAGCAGTCACAGCTGGAACAAATTTAACAGGCGGTGGAACATCAGGAGATGTTACTATTAATTTAGCAGATGCTTCTACGTCTGCCAAAGGAGCTGCCTCATTTAGCTCAGACAACTTTGCCGCTAGTTCTGGTGCAATAACAATTAAAGACGCTGGTGTGGCTACAGCAGAAATTCAAGACAATGCAGTGACATTAGCAAAAATGGCATCAGGTACAGATGGTAATATTATTTCTTATGACGCTTCAGGGAATCCAGTTGCGATAGCAACAGGAAGTTCAGGGCAAGTTTTAACTTCAGCAGGGGCTGGGGCACAACCATCTTTTCAAACTCCAACAGTTGGAGATATAACTTCTGTTGTAGCAGGAACTGGTTTAACTGGTGGTGGAACATCAGGTGATGTAACTTTAAATGTTGCAGCAGGGAATTTAATTGACGTTCAAGCAGACCAAGTAGATGTAGACTTATCAGAACTTGCAACTTCTACTTCAAATGGAGATGGCGACTTCTTCTGTGTAGTTGATTCTTCTAACAATCAGAAAAAATTAACTAAAGGAAATATTAATAACTCTGGTTTTAATAATGACGCTGGATATACTACAAACACTGGAGACATCACTTCAGTTGTAGCAGGGTCTGGTTTAACTGGAGGAGCTACTAGTGGAGCTGCTACTTTAAACATTGGAGCAGGTACAGGTATTGATGTTGCTGCAGATGCAATTTCTGTAGATGTGTCTGACTTTATGTCTAATGGTTCAAACAACAGAATTGTTACAGCTACTGGTGCTGATGCTATGAACGCAGAAGCTAACGCATCGTTTGATGGTTCAACTTTAGCAGTCACTGGTGCAATTACAGCAACAGGTGATATTACTGCTTTCTCTTCTTCAGATAAGACTCTTAAAGAAAATATTTCTAATATAGAAAATGCCGTAGATAAAGTTTCTAAAATAAATGGTGTTTACTACAACTGGACTTTTGAAGCTCAAGAAAAACATAAACATTTTGGTAAAGAAAAAGAAATTGGTGTCATCGCACAAGAAGTTGAAGAAGTATTACCTGAAATTGTTCAGACAAGAGATGATGGAACAAAAGCAGTTAAATATGAAAGACTGTGTGCTCTATTAATTGAATCTGTAAAAGAACTTAAAAAAGAAATAGAAGAACTTAAATCAGGAGCCTAATTCATGGCTTTCGGTAATAATTCATTTTCGGAAGCGGCTTTCGCTTCAGC